AAATGTTCTAGTTTGTGCCATATATTTTATTTTTTGTATAAATCATAACAATCAATGTCTGTATATGTTTTAATTAATGCTCTAAAGTCTTGACCTGCTTTAGCTGCCATTCCTTCACGATCTTTCATATCAATAGATTCAGCCTCCTGTAATTCCCACATCTTATCCATAATAACGCTCATAAAGATTTTTACAGCTGCTCTAAATCCTTCTTTAGTATAACCTGTCTTACATCCGTTATGTATTTCAAATTCCCATAATGCATTTTCTACTTCTACTAAAATGGGACTAATTTTTTCACCTATCATAATTTTATTGTTTTTATTGCATTTTTAAAATATTTTGGTATGCCTTTACTCAATATCTGATCAAAACATGAATCTAATATGTAAGTCTCAGCCCAATCATCTTCGTTTCTTATAGATCTACCATATGACTGCATGATATCAACGAGAGTCTTCCAGTTATACCAATCTGGATATGTCTCTAATCTCTTTTTAATCTTACTACTTTGAAGATGCGGAAAAGGAACTTTAAGAATTATCTGAAATCTTGAAAGTTCATCCTTTAAGTCAATTCCATTTATCATAGAAGGAGAAACAAGAACAGTGCTCTTTTCTGATTCTAAATGATGTTTTAAATAGTCTTCTCTAGTAGACGAATCGTGAATAAGTAATCTCGTATCTTTTATAGATCTTCGTATCCATTCATTAAATTGATAATTTCCAGAATGTATGATTCCCTTATTGTCTTTATTTCGTTCTAATATCTTTTTAATAATAGGAACAGCCTTTTTAAAGGTTTCGCTCTTATCATAATAAGACATCTTTCCAAATTTGGTGTAAATTATAGGTCTCTTGTCAACATCAAATGGACATGGAAGAGCTAAATATTCTGATTCATCGTCTTCTAATCCAACCAAGAAAGAGAATATCTTTTTATCTAAGATAGTTCCTGACATAAATATGACATGATCGTATCTATTCCAAAATGTCTCCTTCATGTATGCATTTCCCCAAATTGGCTCAACTAATATCTTAGTATTTCCCTTGTCATCTAATTCTTTTTCAAATATCCAATTCTTTTCGTAGTTTTCATGATCGTTTATAAATCGGTTCCACTTACATACTGATTTATCACAGTGATCTGCTTTTTTAACGAGTTCAGCTTTTTTAGTTTTTGATCTTGAACTCTTAGCTTCTTCTAAGCTATCAGCCATCAATCTCATTGCCCTAGGGATAAGAGTTTTCTCTACGTAATTAGACAATTGACGAATATTAGTTATTTCAGCTAAGTCAGGCTCCATCCATGTTTCCCATATACCTAATACTGTTAAACTTCTTTCAGAAAACATAGAACTAATAAAATCACAGAATGCTTCTTCGAATGAATGAGCCTCATCTACAATTAAAAGATTTGCTCCACGTTCGATTAACATATCTGGAGAATACATTGAATATGCAGTAATAAGATGATAATTAGTCAAGCTCACTCGCTCTCTAACAAATGCGCTCTGAGCTATGGTGTGAGGACAAACTCCACATGGAGCATCTCCCTTTACTTTCTTGTACATTTTAGCATCACCACATCCCATTAAGTGTCGCTTACACCAGTATGAATTACTTCCTTTTAAAGATGCAATAAAATCGAAATCCTTTGTGTATTGATCTTGTAGAATCTTAGTATTAGTAAGAATATCTACTTTCATATCTTTATTGATCTCCTTTTGGTACCAGTCAGAAATCATCATGGCTGCGTATGATTTTCCGGTCCCAACTGGCGAATCAATTATCATGAATTTCTTTTTTTTGTTCTGAATTGTATCTTTAACAAAGTCGAGTATTTCAATCTGTTGAGGCCTGGGATCGTATTCTAACTTTATATCACGCATTATTTAATATATTTCTCTCCTTCAATATAAAATCAACGATTTCTTCTATTCTAGAAGGTTCACCGTCTATTTCAACATATGATATTCCGTTATCATTCAATAAACTTTTTACTTCAACATCTTTTTCTTTTGCTTGTTCAAAAGTTTGCAATCTTCCATTAGGATTGTATTTTTTCTTACGTCTAACAAAAAGATTAATATTATTGTATGAATTGAATTCATTCAATACAACTTGTCTAAATGCGGTATCATTCTTTGAATCGTAGATAATTGAAAGAAGAAGAGGAGAGTCAGTTACAATTATGTCAACTTTGCCATTCAATCTGTACATACGGTGTTGTTGCTTTCCAAATACATACAATTGATTTTCTAACACATGCGCAGATCCTTCCCATACCCTATCTTTTGCATATTCGAGACACATTTCAGTTTCAATGTCTCTCCATTTCAATTCTGCAAAGATGCTAGCACACAGTGACGATTTTCCACTACCTGGCCCACCGTACAGATTAACAACTACTGTCTTTTTCATTATGTTTGGATTATTTTATCGTCTGAAAAACTACTGCTATATAGTGACATATCGTCTAACACGAGATATTTTGAGAGAATTTCCGGCTCATATATAGATACGTCAAGCCATTTTACGTCATTTTCTACTAAATATGGGTAGAAATTAGCTCCAAATGCAATATCTTTTACTGTTCCAAGCTGTTTTAGTTTTTCAAATAAGTAATTAAAATCCAATTCTTTTGCTTTTGCGCGTCCATGAATCATATAAGGAAGTAATACAAAATATTCAACTTTTCCTTTATATTGTTCATATACAGAAAGAAATTTGTCTACACTTTCTCTATCTGATATAATAACATGTAAATTTGTTCGTATTCCTTCTTTAATAAATCTATCAAGAGCAGATTTCCAATATTTATCAAGATGGTCATGTGCACTTACTGCTACACCACCTGAATATTTTTTAGTAGCTTCAATAATATCATCACTTAAACTCATTCCATTTGTTGTATAATTTGGAACAATACCTAATTCATGAAATTTCTGAAGAACTTCTATGAATTTTGGATGTAGAGTAGGTTCACCAGCTCCACCTATAGCTACTTGGAATGGTCTTTCATTCTCACTCATTGAACCAAAGTAAGCATCTATTTTATCAACGATCATTGCAAAGTCCTTTCCAGTTTCTTTGGCATTTACATAACACCATGGACAATTTGCGTTACATCTATTATTGATTGCAACGTCATAAAATTCTGGATATTTTAACTCAGTTATAGGTTTACTAGGATCAACAGTCATCCTAAGCGTCTTATGATTGTGAAAAATCGCTTTGTAATTACTTTCTGGAAAGCTTCTTGTTTTCATTATGAATCAAAATCGTAGTGTATAACATTAAAATTACTCTCTATGAAATATTTAACTTTTGGATGAAGTCCGCCACGTTCTGCACTTATAGAAATATAAGAACATTTAGCTGCTTCTTCTTGTGGAAGTTTTTCAACTTTATATCCTTTTGCTTTAAGATATTTGACACAGTCCTCTTCATCTACATAACAATCAAATATCTGCTGAAGTCTCCAGTCATCACTAGATATAACATCAGTGTATAGACGATGACCATATTCATTAGGATACATGTCCTGCATCTCATCGACCATCTGTCTAACCATTTCTACACTCTTTTCAGTGTCACATACAAAAAGTTCAGTTGAGCTGTTTGTTATAACATCAACGAATGAATGTACACTTATTATGTAGGTTATTCCTTTTTCCATCTTTTATCAATGTATGGTATTTCTTCAAAATCACAATCTACTGTAAATCCTGTCAACCCATTCACCGCTGTCAACTCGTTTACCTTTGTATGTGTTTTTATCCATAGTTATTATAACTTACTACTGTAAATGTATCTCTAACAAATTCATGAAACCAATCTGGATCATTCAGCCATGAATATATTTCGACATTTCCACCTTCTAAACTCGTTATACTAAGCTCATGATTATACCAATCCATTTCACCAGTAGCTTCACATTTTTCTCTAAATAACTCTTTAATGTAATTTTCAGAACGTATACTACTGCATACATATATCTCAGTTGAGCTATTTGTTATCACATCTACAAATGAATGTATATTTACAATAATCTTTTTCATTATCCTAGGTGGTAATTTTTTGCATTTAATTTACCGTTAATATAATTCCAAATATCATATGGTATAGAATTATCATCGGATCCTTTGATGATTATTTTACCATCTAAAGAATCTATGGTTGATCTGTTAAACGAAACATATTTCCAAGGTTCATTCCACCATTCTGGTTTGTCACCAGACTCTTTGATCTCCTGGAATATTTTTTCAACTTCTTCTCTCTTTTTAGAATAGTCCCACTTTTCTCCCATAGCTAAATCTAAACGATTTCTGTATGGATTATTATTAGATGACCAATAATTACCTGAAACAGGACCGTCTTCAATAACTGTTTTACGTTTTTCATCCAAATCATCTTCATCTTCTCTGTCTGTGAACCATCCTTCTATAGTATGAAAACCAGGATCTTCTCCAGGATATGGAATGTGACTGCTCCAGTCACCTGATTCTTTAAACTTAGCTAATTCAGCCTTAGTATGTTCCTTCCATTTTTTGAATTCAGAATAATTAAATTGATAAATTTGTCCAAAAATGCTCATATCATATTCAGATTCGTTCAACATATTATAACCATCTAAGACGGTCTGAAGAATTTCTTTTACCATTTCAATACTCTTATCAGTATCGCAAACAAAAAGTTCAGTTGAGCTATTAGTTATAACATCAACAAACGAGTGACTGTTAATTACAATTAATCTTTCCATATTATTCTTCTATTTTTCCTCCGCAATTTTTACAAATATTAGATGTTCCATCTCTTTCAGGTTTAGTACATTCACATTTTAAATGATATGAATAGTCACTAGGATTATATTCATTACTATCAAATACAGCATATAGCATAGTTGATGGAGTATCAGTCACACCATATACTATAGTAGTATCAGGTGATACTCCATACATCATAACAATAGGATCTTGAGGTCGTTTAACTGCATATACTGGCTGCATAAAAGGCTCAGTATTACTTGGAGTTTTAATTATGCGTCTTATTAAATTAGGAATAAAAACAACGCCTCTACATTGATCTTTACAACACTCAAATGAGTCATATCTGTATTTTTTAAAACCATTTATCCAAATATTTATTAAAGATTGTTTGTCATCTAAAAGATTTCCTTGAACATTATCTTCAACTTTAGTCCAACTTCTCATTGATAGACAGGGAACAACATTACCATTATATAATATACCAATAGAAGAAGTTCCAGCACCACACGGGCTATCATTCATATTATCAGCAGCAATTATACGCACTCCTTTTCTAATAGAAGAATGCATCTTATTAAATAAGTTATCTTGAGCTAAATTATTTTCATATATAGCAAGATCTTTCTTATTAGTCATAGTAAATTGAACTTGCCAGATAGCTCCTCTGCTTTTAACAAAATCTTCTATATTGTCATATAAATAGAGATTCTGGGTGTTGAAATTAGTTATAATAGTAAAATTCAAAGGAATATCTTTAACAATGTTTAATTCCTCTTCAGTATTAACTGATATTCCGATCCAATCATACAATAAGAAAATGCTCTTATCACATTTAGCATATGATTTAGGATTAAATAGAATCTTCACTTTAATTCCAGCTTCTTTTAGAATACCAACTACTTTTTCATGAGTAATAAAAGAAACTAAAAGAGGATCTCCACCAGATATGTCTATTTCTTCTGGAGGGTACTCGGCTATTTTCTTAGCTATTTTAACTATATTTTCTTCGTTAATCTCTTCGTTCCATACCTCTTTTGAACCACAATATGAACATCCATTTTCACACCTGCCGGTAATTTCCCAGATGATTTCTCTTAATTTTAATTTAGGTGTTTGCATAATTATTCTTCAGTATCAGGAATACTGATTCCATTTTTTTTACGATATTCAAGCTCTTGTTTGTAATATTGACAATGCGGGTGGCTTTCTCCAACATATATTATTGCATTTTTTACCCAGTCATCGCCCATTTCACATAGTTGAGCAGATCTGAATTCACCCTGTCCATCTTTTCCATAACCAGATCTTCCGATTAGTGTTCTAATCACTTCAAAAGGATGAATATCATTTAAATCAATGACTTCAACGTCAGCCCATGCCACTAAATGACACACTTCTTCTAATTTCTTAGTATCCTCATTAACTTTGTTGCATAATGAGTACATTCCATCAATATGATGAAAGAAAATGAGTTCTCCTGCACTAACTGAAGGAGATCCGATGGGTACCTGTACTTCTTGAGTGGTTGATTTACCTTCGTCTGGAATCTGTTCAATCACTCTTACGTAACTTCCATTCATAACATCATATAGCTTCATAATTTTAAATTTTTTATATTGTTCCTTTATCTTCTGCTTTCTTTATGATAGATCGCATGATTTTGTAATTCTTCTTCTGTCTCTTAAGAGTTTTTTTACGTTCTTCATGAAACTCTGGAAACTCTTCAGGATGTGCAAGTTTGTATTCAAGTTCATCTGCTCTTCTTATGAAATCTTCTGCATCTTTACCAGTCAATACTGGTGTGCTTCTTATAGGTCTAGACATAATTACCAATCTTTAAATCCACCCATTGGTTTGCTATCAAATGCAGTTTTATCTTCATCATCCTTCCAGTGCTTTTTAAATGAAAAATTGTAATCATCTTCAGTTTCTTGCACTTCTTCTGATTTCTCTTCTAAATATTTTCTACCGAAAAGAGAATCAACATCTCTATCATTTTCTTCATTTGGTGGTATAAACATATTAATTTAATTCGATTATTTCTCCATGATTATCATAAAGAAATTTATATTTTGCAGCAATTGAGTGCGTAAGATAAGGATTAGTGTAAACATTATCATTCTCTATACAAACTTTAATATCTTCGATGCTTGCCGCACCAAAGTCATGAGAATCACCATGAAATGTGCAGGTCATAGATTCATGATTTATTCTAAAACATCCGCCTCCTTTAACATTTAGTCTGTTTATAACTAAATCTTTATGATAAGTACATTTAGATATGATTAAACAATCTCCAAGTACTGGATCAGTTTCTATTATAAATTTAGGAAATACGTCCATTATTCTTTAATACTAATATTTGCTGCATTTTTAAAATAAAAATCAAATTATTTTTGTGACTTTTCCAAACACTGATTTAGTCCATTAGGTAGAGTAGCTATCTGTGGAACCTTTTCTTTAATACTTTTAATTTTGTACATATATTTATGCATTTTATTCAATAATTATAATTTACTTAAAAAAATGATTATTTTTCATGATAAATAATAAAAAAATAATGTAACTACAATGGGAAAGAAAGTTTGTATGAGCTATAATGAATTTATGTCTAAAGCTAAAAGCGCAGGTGCTGGATACACTAAAAAGGCTAATATTGGTAACAATGATGCTAAACCTGGAAGTGGAAAAGCTAAAGAAACTGCTACTGGTCCTATAAAAGGTAACGGAACTCCATCTATTCAAAAGCTTACTAATCAACATTTATCTAACATTAAAAGTAAAGACAGCGTTAGAAAACCTGGTACTAAAAAATAAGAATGTAAATTATGGATTTTGCGTTTGATAGTTTTGAAAAGTTTTCTATTAATGAAAAGAAAACTGGTATTAAGAAATTAGTTGGTAAAGACGAAGACGAAGAATTAACTATTAAAGATGCTAGAAAGATTGGTATGAAAGTTGCCAATATGGAAGGAGAAGACAAGCGAAAATATGTCGGAATTATCAATTTTTTAGGTGCTTCATGTAAAATCTACAACGAATTATGGAGAAATTATAAGAAATATAGAGATGACTAATATTTCTAATTGATTAAAAAGCCGAATTTATTCGGCTTTTTTTATGCACGCACGTTATAATTTATGAAACTTTAGTGTTTAGACAAATAAATAATTAAAATAATATTATAAATATGGCTGGATTACCGCACTGGAACAACGCACAAGCTGCTAGAAACTATTATGAACCAGTATTTCAAAATCAATTTGAGGTTATTATAACACCGCCTGCTACTATAACACAAAATGTAGATTTGTTAGTAGAGCATGTACTAAGTGTTGATGGACTTCCTGAATTCTTAACTCATGGAACTGTTGAACAACATTATAAATTTGCTAAAAGAGTGTATGCTGATGGCGTTCCTGATAATACTATCACAGAGCTAACATTTAAATTTGAAGTCAACCTTAATGAAGATAATAACATGTATGTTTACAATACTCTTAGAGCATGGGGAGATTTAATATATGATCCTCTAACTGGTCGTCAAGGACTTAAAAAAGATTATGTAGGAGAAATATATGTAGCAATTTTCAATAAAGCACAGGATATTTTTAGAGAATGGAGATTCAAACCAGTATTCTTAAAAAAACCATTAACTCCACTTAAATTAGATTACAATCAAGGAAAACAAGTTTATCAAATGGATGCTACATTTGTTGCCGATACTTATAAAGAAACTAGAATCGGTCAAATAAACATTTAATAATATGGAAATTTTTAATATTAAAAGAAAGGACGTATATGGATTTGAAGATTGGATGGATCTTAAAAAACCAGGATTTGGTGGACCTGCTTCTGCTGAAAAATTGAGAGATGAAAAAGGAAAGATAATCAATAAAGATAGAAAACTCAACGAGTATCAACGTAAAGTTGAAAGAAATGATGATTTTTTTGGTCATGAGGTATATAATCCTACATATAAAGCTATGGGAGGCGATTTAGTTCATAAACAAGAAGATGGTAAAAATCCTTATGATTATCCTAATTCTTACGATCACATGGGAATTCCAGTAGTTGAAGTTGGAGAAACAAATGAAGGATTATGTACTGATTTTATAACGTTTGTCTTAGAATCAAAAGATGAGAACGGTGTAGAAGAACCTTGTCCTTTTTGTATAAAGGAACAAGAAAAGAAAGAATTAACTGAAATAACTGTACCTGGTGAAATGCGTGATGAACTAACAATCACTAAAAAAGCAAAACCAAAAATATTTTTAAAACAAGATCCTACTACACACCAATTATATACAAAAGATAAGGTTGGTAAAACTGTTACAATTGGAGATACTGAAGATTACATTGCATATATGCAAAATAAAGGAGTAGATAAAAATAAAGCTATTGCTCTATTTAATAATAACAAACAGGCTATACAAGGAAAAGGAAGCTACATTGTGATTGCTTAATCTTAAATAAATATTTAGAAAATGCAAGATAGAGAGAATAATGAGAACATATCTAAGAATGGATGGTCAGAGTACGGCAGATTAGTTCTAAATGAGCTTAAGCGATTAAATGAAGGACAAGATAGTTTAAAAAAGGATCTTGAACAAAAATTTAACGCTTTAAATGATGCATTTAATAAATCAAATACTGGTTTTGAAAATACTAAAAAGGACGTAGAAGATTTATATGAATGGAGAGAAAAGGTAACTGAAGTTTGGTCTACTACACAAATGAAAGAAGCTAAAGATCAAATATACAAACAAAAAGGATATTTTCAAAGAGCAATTGGAGTTATAATTACAATTCAAGTCATACTAACTTTGATATCAGTGTTCAGCGATTACTTATTTAAATAATGAGTGAATTAGATAAAATAGAAAATCTAACACATACTCTAATTAAAGTAGAAGATAATTTAAAGTATGAATATAAAGTTCTTCAACAGATAGTTGATTTGAACTCAGATGGATATTGGGATTGGGATTTACAAAAAAACTACAAATATCTTAGTTCAAAAATAATTACAAAATTAGGATATACTAAAGAAAATATAGAATCATGTGAAGATTATTGGAAGACTATATGTAATCCTAACGATACTGACATATGTGAAAATATCCTTAATGATTTAATGAACAACATAACTGATTCTATTAATACTACTATAAGATTTTATAAAAAGGATGGAATTGAAATTAAACTTCAAATAAAAGGTAAGGTGATAGAATACGATAAAAATAAACTTCCTAAAAGAGCTATTGGAGTATTTAATATAGTTTAATTATATTAAGACCTTCAATCTCATCAATATCATCATCATCTAAATTTTTAGACTCAATCATACTAAATTCAAAATCTATGAATTCATATTCTGCCATGACAAACTGTATGGC